CGTCTTCAGAGTGTGCCGGAGCTTGAGTGCCCCGGTGCCGTACCCAAGGCCGAGGATGCAGGTCTTGCCCACGAACCGCTCGACAGGGTCTTTCTTACTGATCTCCCTGCCGTAGATCTTGCTGGCAAAGATCGAATACACATCCTCGCCTTTGCGAAACTGCTCGACTACAGATGCTTGGCCAGCCAGCCACGCAAGGACGCGAGCTTCGATTTGCGAGGAGTCGCAGTTGATAACGACATGACCCGGCGGAGCCACCACCGAATTCTTGAGTGTCTTCTTTTTCTTATCTCGTGATGGAAGGTTTTGTAGGTTGACGGCGTCCATACCCGACCAGCGACCCGTGTGAGCGCCGTAATACTTGAGCGGGATAGGTAACCGACCACGGTTCCTACCACGAATATGAATAAAGCGTTCAATTCTGCTTTCCTCCAAAGTTGATTTAGTACCCAGACGTACCGCGCAGAGTTGCTGGATGACTGGGTCTTCATGCTCCTGCAACTCAATAAACTTCTCGTCGTTCTTGGCAAACGCAAACGTTTCCTTGCCCGTCGTGGGGCTAGTCTTGGTGGGCGGCTTGATACCGTGATTCTCCAAGACCTTGGCAAACTGTTTGTTGCTGCAGAGTTTCTTGCGTACCTCTTCCTCGTTCTCTGCTTTCAGGACATCTTTCAGACTACCGAGTAGCTCCATCTTCTCGGCACGGATTTCCTCCAGTCGATCCATCAGCAATGCGTCGTCAATCATCAGCATCGGATCGATGAACATCCGCAATGTCAGATCAATCAGCTCAAGTTCTGTTCCCGGAAATCTTTCAGACAGACGATTAAAAAGATTAAAGGTAAGGTTAACGTCATTAATACAATAATTGCCGTACTGAGCAAGATCGATGTCAGTAAATTCACTACGCTTTTTACCCAAGGCATCTACCACCTCCGTGCCTTTCTTCCCTAAGTTATACCGCTCGACCAGAGCGGCGAGTGATCCCCCCGCATCCACGCCATGAATGGCTCGCGCCATGCAGAGCGTATCCATGTAGAAAGCAGGCTTGATGTTGAAGACCCAAGCCAGTATCGCCCCGTCAAACAATGTGTTGTGACAGAGTAGTGCTGAGTGTTCCCAGTCAAACTTTTTAAGGAACGCTGCGATGTCGTTGTGCGATCCGCTGAACCATTCGGTGGGTTCGTTGTCTGCCTTGACCGCCACGCCAATCACTTCAAACCGCTTGTCGCGGATGTATTCCTCGGTCGTGTACTTGGATAGGCTGAACTCCTTCGAGTAGTACGTCTCGAAGTCCAGTGTGATGACGCTCATATGGAAGGTATCAACCTATTGCATTTCCAGCCTTTTGGAGTCTCGATAAACCCAGCGGCTTTTAAAGACTCCTGATTGCGGCAGTAGCCGCCCATGTATTTGTGCTTACGAAAGGATTCCGGATCGATGAAGGTCTGTTTGCAGCTTCTGCACTTTCTTACCCTTGCGACGCTTGCCATACCCTTGTGCCTTTACCTTTTCCAGTTCGTCTCGCAGGGCTTTGATCTCATCGGCACAACGCCAAAGAACCGCACCTGCAACCATAAATTTAAATTCAGTTGATACTTCCGGGCTGTTCATCTGAGCAGGCAGTTCGCGTATCAACTCCAGTATGTCGCCTTCCATATTCATTTGAATGCTCCCGGAGAGAGTTTGTAATTATGCATGAAGAGAGACTTGTCGAGAGCCTTCGGCTCTAATTTTTTGTTCAAGTAATCAATCCCAGTAAAGCGAATGTAGTCGTGCAACGACCGCCGAGTGCCAAGCCCGTACACACCGACATCATCGCCCGTCACGATGCGCTTCAGTCTATCGAGCGACCGCGCATTTAAAGCTTGCCAGTTTGTCTGACGTTCTACGCCGTCACTCCAGAACCGTTGCTTATAGGCAGAGACGTAGTAGTGGTAGAACATCAGGGGCGAGATGTGAAAGATGTTGTAGCCGTGCGTCCATGATCGAAGCGAGACAGATTGCTCTTCGCCTTCAAAGAACAGATACGGATCGTAGGGCACTTCTTCTGCCCACTTGCCTAGCGTGAACAAACACCCTGCAGCAACAAGATAGCCCGGGACAAAGTGTCTCTTCGGTACATAGTCGCACTGAACGCCGACAAAATAGTTATCTGTAAACACTGTGTCTTTCTGTACGGGGCGGCACACCCGGGTCAGATGTATGAATTCATCCGGGCTTTTGATCTTCACTATCGGGTTGTTGACGATGTCGTCGTCCTTGGCTTCCATCGAGTACGGCATATTGGTAATCATTGGCCGCTCGTGGTGCTCCCGCAGATGGGTCATGGCTGCATCCATCAGCCGATCCCAGCCCGGTTCAAACCCGATGTGTGAGTCGATCTGAAAGTAATAGTCCTCGTTGCCCCATAGAGTTTGGCCTACGCTACGCGCCCAGCAGCAGCCCCGGCTCTGGTCAGGGTCAACCCGGACGTAGCGTATCTGCTTGCTGTACGGCAGCGATTTGTAATCAAACGCATCCTTCTCGTACGTCTGCTCAACAATGCCAAACACCAAGTGGTCTTTGTTATTGGCGTTCTCGTAGGCATCTTGCACTGTCCATGCAAGGAGCGGGTCTCGATACGAAGCGATGCTGACTAAGGTTCTAAATGACTTCACTTTTCACTTTTGCGTAGTAGTTCTAACTCAGTCTTCAAAGTATTCAGCTCTAATAAGAGGACTGTAGCCTCGTCGAACAGTCCCGCTCTGCGAATATTCTCTAAGGATCGCTCGACGCGCTTCTGCTGACTTTGACCATAACCCCACGGGGCAGCACTCATTTCTTCTTTCCACGCGCCGGGTGGGGATTGATTGTCGATTGTCAACGTCTCCACCTTCGGCTTTGATTCGTTCGTCATACTGTCTTATCCCTCGGTGAACCGCACCTGCCATGTGGTATTGAGGAATACCCCATAGCTCCACTAAGTCTTTGTATTTCACGCGCTCGTCAAGTTCTCGTGCCTTACGCTTGCGCTCTAACAGAAATTTGTATTGCTCAAATGTAAGAACCACGTTGAACCTCGACGGCTTTGTGTACTGCTTCATATTTATCTAGTGAATTTGTTGTAACTGCGTGGAGTGTGGTTTCTAAACAAATGCTCGTAGTCTGCTGGAGTGGTACAGTGGTGTTTGAACTCCACCTCTTTGTCGGTCAGTGGTGTCAAATGTACCATCGGAGTCCCGGCCTTTAAGAAATACTCCGCGTTCACCTTCGGCATTAAGCAGTTTATGTGTATACCTGTGTTGTAAACAAACTCTACCACTCCGGGCAACATTCGTAAGTAAGGAGCGTCATCCGTCAAAGTCCAAGTGGTAGGCGTAAACATAAACTTGGTGTTGGTTTTGTGAGTGTCAATCAACAGCCACGGACACATAAACTTGATATGACTAAATCCAGAAAAAGCTCCGTGGAATTGAAACTCAGGGTGAAACGTCACATCTGAATGCCTAATATGATGCGGAAAAGCATACCTAAAGTTCCCGTCATCGCTGGAACAGATCGTCAGATCTGACCACATGGGAACTACCCAACTCTTAAGGTATAGGTCTACAAACCCCGGACACTTCTTGGCGGTGGGAAAAAAGTACTTAGACCCTTCCCTGTACTGAGATATCGTGGCAGGTAAGTCTTTCCACCAGTCGGGCGTAGCCTTGATTCCTCTCTTTATTTGATAAGTGTCGCACATGATTTGATTGTCTATATAACAATCAATCACTACTTTCTTACGCTTAAACCAAAAAAACATATTAAAACTCCACCCAACCCGTAAGAATGTACTTATTTTCCTTCAGCGGCGGGTTTCCGCGATGCGTGTGCACGTAATCAGAAGGCCACAACAAGAATCTGCCTTGCTTAGGAACAACACGCTTCTTCAAGTATAGAAACTCGGTCTCACCGGCCTCTGCGATGTCGTTCAGGTACAGGATGAAAACCATCACCCTTGACTCGTAGTGCCTCCCCCCTCTCTCGCAGTGCCATATGTGATAGCCCCCACCGGGCTTAGTGCGCTGCAACTTCACGGTATGGATTCTGTGCTGTGCAAGATCCGACAGAACCGAAAACTTTTCAGCGTACAGTTTGTAAATGTAATTCCAGAAAAGGTTCATAAACTCCGACGACTCAACGCGCAGTTCATCGTTCAGTTCAAACTTAAAGTTTGTGAAATCAATCGCATCGTCGTCCGTGACATGACTCAGTTTTTTAAAGCCTTGTATACGATTGTACGTCTTACCCAGAGCGTCTACGTCCTCGAAGTGCTTTATCAGACTATCGCACATCTTCGGGCTAAAAATCCCATCGAACACAGCTATACCATTATCGTCAATGTCGCAAGTGAAGTCCGGAAACTCTGCTTTGATAGACTCAATTAACTTAGGTGCGATCATTGTATTTCTCCTCTGTTTCTCGTCGCGTCTCGTCGCGCACAAGAGTTAGTAACTTACAAATAACATGGGTCTCAGTTCGTCTTCCGCTAGGACCAAGTTCATCAAATTCTTTCGAGTAATGATTAATGGTTTGCCAGTTTATATATTCTAAACCACCATTATCACCAATTTTAACCCACGTTATTTCACGTTTACCTGACGTAGTGCCATCAGGGTTTACCAAATAAACTTCTTCTTCCTCACTCATGTCACATCTCCTTTGCTACCGCTAACCACTCATCCCCGTATTCCACATTACCCCAGTCTTCAAACCAAGGACCGCCTCGGGTGAAATGAACAGCCACGGGATTCGGGCAGACATTCTTTGTATGCCACCCTTCCAAGTAGTTGTAAGCAATCGGCAACTCGCCGATGTTCTCGTCTAATGTCCATCGGAACTGATGTAAGTACATCCCAGTCGCAATGTTCACTGTCTGCGGCGTCAAGTTTTGTTTTACGTCCGGATGCTCACAGTTCAACAGCATCAGGCTCGACCAATTCTTTTTCGGATACTTGTGCTGCACCGCTCCGTCCATCTTCGTCTCTTCTTTCGGCTTGTACTTGTGCTTCACGCACAGCACCGAATGCTTCGGGTCGGCATAGTCCATGACTCCTGCTACATCCCCCCGCCAGAGAAAGTCACAGTCCATGAACAACGCCCACCCTTTGTATCCTGCAAGATACGGTGTCAAGAAACGAGTAAAGCTGAACTCAGTGCTACTTAACGGGTCATGCTCACGCCAGTACACGTTCCGTTCGCGCAAATCAGTCTGCTTAATCGGTTGAATGTCGAGCGGAACGGACGTATGCCGGAGTAATGACTCCCTGCATACCTGATACGCGATGTCTTCGCGACTGTCCCAACCAATAAAAATTCTCATCAGACATCCTCGAACAAATGTTTACGATCCGGACCTTTGAAGTGAATGATCTTAGGCGGTGTGCTAGGCGATTCTTCTGGTAGACAGCCGTACTCACTTTCAGGAAACACAGTCACTCGACCACGCATTTCCGTGGCGGCTACCTTCAGGGCTTCTTGATCTCCGTACCACACGTGATACTTCTCATCCATACCTTTAAGAATCTCGTGCAACCGTTCAAACACGGTGTAGTCCTTAGCCACGATAGTACAGGCAAGGTAGGGGTATGCTTCCATAAGGGTTTTCCCTGCGTATTCAGGAAACTCTAGCCCACGCTGCTCTACATTGAACTGAGAGTCTCTACCAAAACTACGCTGGCACAGACCGATATCGTTGTCGCCAAGAATTTCTGTCGGACTAATCTTATTTACCACCAGCATATCGGTATCTATGTAGATAGCCGGGTGATATAACTTTGCAGCGGCGTACATCCGTAAACGCTCGGTCATTAAGAAACGTCGATCTACATCGTCTTCTACTCGAATGTCTACGCCCACCACTTCAGGTGTTACTTTATCTGTACACATCACAATTTCAGCTGCCGGGTTCGATATACGAATCGAACTGACTAATTTCTGCGGGTAAGAAACATCATGCCCCACGTGGAAGAAAACAAACGTCTCAACCTGTTGTGGTTTCAGAAGGCCGTCGCGTTTTTCTCGTAACGCATTTAAATCATACAACGCTGCTCTGACAGGCAGAGTCCACGGTGCAAGAACATTCTGCCTCGGATAAATAGAAACTGACGGATACCATAGACTCTTTCGCCCGACACGGTGATTCCAAAAAAACAGTTTATTGGAGTCAAGAAGGAAGACGGGTTTACCAATCGCGGCGGCTAGATGTACCGTCGCATTACTGACTGACACAACTGCATCGCACATGGCGATGACGGACGCTAAACCGTCCAGATCAAAGAAGTTATTGATCGCGTTAACAGTGATAATCTTTTTGCCGTACTTCTTTTCAAATGCTTCAATCTCTGGCAATACGTCGGTGTACTGAAGGTTGACGAATTTAGTGTTGGGCATATCAAACATGGGTAGCAAGTCTTCTAAAGACATACTCTTGTGAGCGCCAATCGCTACCGCCTTACTCAACCATGAAATGCCCACTACAAAATCGTTCGGGGATATACCTACGGATTCTCGTATAAGATCTCTTTTTTCAAGATCAGGTTTGAGGTAAGCAACAGAAACATTTTTTGGGATGTCTGGTAATGACTTAACAAAATGTTGCGATATGCTGCCCATCGGAAGATGTGCGCCGTTTTTGCTCAGTTTGATACTTTCCGTAGAGCCAACGAACTCAATGTCAGGAAAAGATCTTTTGTAAAGTTCTACTAAGCGAACATCAATTATGACGGTAAGACGCTTAACTTGTTTTGCTAGTTTGGGTAAGAACGTGGTGTAAATAATCTGATCGCCCACCCCCTGCTCTTGCCATACGACAAGGTGATCGCAGTCCATGCCGGGTTGCCATTGAGGGCGGCTCGTGTGCAAGGTGGAAGATTTAAAACTATTGCTCTTCCATCTAGCCTCGTACCCTTCCCACCCATCTTTAAAATTGTGCATTTGAAGATCTAGCAGAGCCTTCGTCCAACGAACGTCCGGGTTCATCGGATCGATTGCAACAGCAAAATTAAAGTTAGTCCGTGCGGCCACCCAACGTCGCATCTCCCAATGACAGCGACCTCGCTGCACTATCGCTCCGGTAACTAGCCCAACGCAGTCCGTGATGTTTGTGAACGCATTGACGGCTTCATCAAACTTGTTCTCTTCGGCCAGTTTCATACCGTGTTTAAATACGGTATCCACCATTTGAGGCAGGGTTTGAGCTTCTTTTTTCTCTTCACTCACCAGTAATCCCTCCCGCTACGCTTCGCTCCCCACGCCGGGGGCGGCACGTGTGCCCATTCTTTCTTACGGAACTCGTCCGCACGTTTGAAGAAACCTAGTATCCACCTGATCATGTGGCCTCCTGCGGCGCGAACTGCAGTATCTGAAGTGGTAACGATACAGCGGTTTTACGGATTCCGCTCTTGGGATAAATCAGTACCCGCACCGGGGACTCCAACATCATGGCATTGACTACGCCCTTCTCAACTCCCTCGAAGTCGTCGAAGACGAAGATGGTCTGGTCGTGGATGATCTTTGAGAAATACTGGAAGTCTTCCTGCTGCAACCGGCCATCGAGATAGATGAGATCGACACCCACACCCTTTTCGGCCAGATCTTTGAACATCTCGGTTGATGTCTTCTTCGGATACTGGAACAGCAGCTCGTCTTCCACCTATGAGATTTTCAGATCATTCGACGCATCACAGGTGTAGATCCGTGCATGGGGTGCAGCCACCCGCATCGTCAGCGTAGATACGCCGATGAAGGTACCCACCTCTGCGATCACGCGAGGACTGAAGAACTTGATGAGGCGGTACACATCCTCCAGTTCAGTCCAGTTGATTGACCCGGTCTTGTAGTCGGCCTCCAAGCGCAGAGCCTGCTGATGCTCGAACATCGCGTTCAGATCATCGAAGTCTTCGTTGTAGTCCTCTCCCGTCTTCTCGTCGAGAATACGCCAGAAGATTCTGCTGAAACGCTTTCTACCTATTTGGAACAGATTCATTTTTCACCTCTCGTTCTGCCAACATTGCGTCGGCGTATGTGTATGCGATCTTCGCTGCTTGCTCGGGGCGCAGCAGGACACCGGATGAGACGATCAGAGCATTTAAACTCTTGCTCGCCATGTAGTCTCGAAGTGTCATGCCATGTCCCCACCATGTGAGTCGCTCGGACTCTAGTTGTGGGAATGCAAACTCATTTTTGGGTTTCATCTGCCTTCTCTCTGAACCAGAACGTCGCCACCCACTTCTCGCCCTTCACCACAGGCAGTCCTGCATGAAGCGTCCGTGTCGAGGGATGCGGCCTGTCATAGCTGAAGAACACGCCACTACCCTTCCGCGCCGCGACCTCTAACCCGATGTCGGTGAACTGTGTGCCGCCACCTTCCTCGGGCGTATTGAGATAGAGCAGCACCGTTCCCAGTCGCTGCCCCGTCTCTGCGGTCAGCTTGGTCGCGCTCTCCGTGCTCGGCAGGAAGTAGTCGTGATGCGGGTCGTACCGTCCCCCGATGCCGTAGTGCAACACCTGCAGCCCCTCGTGGTGCTTCGGCGTCCAGTCAAACACCTTCACCAGCCTATCTTCGATCCGCGCCACGGTCGGCGTCTCGGCCAACTGGAAGAACATCCCGCGACTGATGCGGTTCTCACTCGGTACGCTGTTGCCCGTTGTTGTCTCAACGACTGACGAGTCTGTCAGGCGCGGTGTCGCATCTTTGATCAGCGTGTCGCACTCTTCGTCTGTCAGCAGGTTCTCCAACACGAGGATCGGCGGCATCTTCAAAGCCATCGACACGCTAACGGGCGCAGGGAGATCGACGAGTCTTGGGACTGCGTTGATAGATTTAAACAGCTCCCGCTCGCGCAGAACGTGATCGATGATGGCCGGAGCAACCTTGACTGGCCACCCCGCCTCCACCATCGAGTCCACCATCGACTGCTGTGTGCAGCCCCGGTCTATGTTCTCAAGAACCCATGCTCGCCATGAGTCGTTGAGCACAACGGTACTCACGCAGATTTCCTCCGCTCGATCTCGCGCTTGAGATAGAACTCGGCTTTCTGCAAGTCCTGCACGGGGTCAGTATTGACCTTCTTACCGGCGCGGCTGACGTACTTCACCACGTTGAAGAGGTACGCATTCTCGGTCAGCCCCTTGGCCTCTGCGTAATCCAGAAAGTCGATCCCACCCGCTGTGTAGTGCGGCGGCTTGTTGACAAGGTCGGTTGAAGACGTTGTCTTTTTGTACTTCTCTGCCAAGTCATTTCTGATCCACCTGTACTTACCGTTCTCAATTTCAACGAAAGTCAGACCGCCCACAGTCGTACCTACCATGTCTTTATATCGCTCGATGCTGTCGAGCGCGGTTTTCGTCTCCTTCACCGCCTTGATGATCTTCGAGGGCTTCTGCTTCTTCGCATCCAACCACTTTACCGTGTACACACGGTTCGGTTTGATCTTGAGCTGCGCTGCGATCTCTTGCGCGGTCTTGCCCTTCTTGAGCAAGCG